CTATATTGATCTTTATCAAATGACTCTATGCTCTGGAGCAATTATAGCAAATAGTACATTTTCTTGGTGGGGTGCATATCTTACTCCGAAGGAAAAAGTAGTAGCACCTTCTAAATGGTTCTCTGGACATATGACAGGGTGGGATGTTAGGGATGTTTATTGTAAGGAATGGGTGGTTATATGATAACAATGCATAATTTGGGTAAAAATGGTTTATTTGGTAATCAAATATTTCAATTTGCTTTTCTTTTCGGATTGCACAAAGCAAAAGGTTATGACTATTCTATTCCTGAAAATACAGATTTAATGAAGTGTTTTGATGTAAATTGTAAAATACAAAACATAAATTTAAATTATACAAAAAATGAAAATAATTTCTATTTTGATATAAATTATCCAGCATCATATTCAGATAATACAAATTATACTGGTTATTATCAATCTGAAAAATATTTCAAACACTGCAAACAAGACTTACTTTCTGTGTTGAAATTTAAAGAGCAATGGAAAATACCATTAACTTTAGATACAAGTAATCTAGTAAGCATTCATGTTCGTCGTGGTGATTATGTTAATAATCCACATTATGAACTTGTTAGTATGGATTATATCAATACAGCAAAAAAACAATTCACAGGTAAAAAATTTATTGTTTTTTCTGATGATATACAGTGGTGTAAAAACAATAATGTTGGTGATTTTTATTCAGAAGGGAACAACCGTTATATTGATCTTTACCAAATGACTTTATGTTCGGGATCAATAATTGCAAATAGTACATTTTCTTGGTGGGGTGCATATCTTACTCCGAAGGAAAAAGTAGTAGCACCTTCTAAATGGTTTGGTCCTGCTTACAACCCAACAAAATACAATCCCAAAGATATCTACTGTAAGGAATGGATAGTTATATGATAGATTTTAGCAACTGTACATTTTTGATACCTTTTATGAATTCTTGTTCAGATAGATCTTTTAATTTAAAAACTATATTAAAGTATCTCAATCAACATATAACAACTAATGTTTTTATATGTGAACAATTTAGCAATAAACACAATATTTTTTCTGTTGATATAGATGTCAATCAATATAAAAATTTAAAAATAAACCATAGTAAAAATAATATAGATAATGATCGTATTCATAAAACCAAATTATACAATATTGGTATATCACAAATACAGACAGAAGTTATTTCAACATATGATAGTGATGTTTTAATTCCAATACAACAAATGGTACAAAGTAAAAATGCTTTAGTCGATTTGGGTTGTGACTATTCTTATCCGTTTAATAAAGAATACATCGAAATATCAAAACAACTTCCAAATGAAAGAAATATATTGTTACAAACATTTAATTTTGATGAATATTTACAGAGTATTAAAAACATAAAAAATATTCCTGTAGGCACTGTAAAGCCATGTCCGCCTGGTGGATGTATGTTTTTAAAAAGGAAACTATATATCGAAATAGGAATGGAAAATGAGCATTTTATAGGATATGCTCCAGAAGATGCAGAGAGAAAAGCAAGATTAGAAAAATTTAATTGTAAAAACAAAAATATTGATGGTCATTTGTTTCATATAGAACATAATACTGCAAAACAAAGATTATCTTCTCAAGACTCTGTAAAATTGTTTCAAGACTTGAACAAAATGAATAAAGAACAATTAAAAATGTATTACAATAAATTAAATTACAAAACAAAATACGGAATTAAAATATGATAATAGAACAAATTGATAAAATATTTTGCATAAACTTGGAATCAAGAACAGATAGAAAACAAAGATGTGAACAAATTTTTAAACAATTTAATTTAAATGTTGATTTTTTTCCAGCAATTGATGGTAAAACTATTGATAACATCAAATCAAAAATAAAACCAGGCCATGTAGGTTGTTGTCTTTCGCACAGAGAATTGTATAAAAAAATAAAAAACTCTAATTGGAAAACAGTTTTGGTGTTAGAGGACGATGTTGAATTTGATCCTAATTTTGTTAATTTATTTGAGCAGTATTACAAAGAGGTTCCTAATGATTGGAATCTTTTATATTTTGGTGGAAATCATAATAATATTTCTAAAAAAATGATATCACAGCATGTTCATAAATTAATAAAAACATACACAACACATTGTTATTTGATAAACACAAAATGTGTAAACATTCTTCTGAATGAATTCGATGAGAGTAGAATATATGATCAGGAAGTAGATGTGCATTTATCAAATGTACAGAAACAAATACCTTGTTATGGGTTTTATCCCCATTTAGCGTGGCAGAGAGAATCTTTTTCTGATATAGAATTAAAAAATACAAATTACGAATTTTTAAAAAAATAAAATGAAAATAATAGAATCAAATTGGGATGAATTCAATTCTTATCCTAGTGTTAATTTTTATTGTAAACACTATAATGAAGATTTACACGCAGTTATCTTCGAAGGTTATGAATGTCTTTTTCCTTTTATTAAAAATAAAATAGTAATAGAAAGACCAAAAGAAATACACAAATTATCATATGAAGATAGAAACAATATAGTTAGAAAAAAAATATTAGAATTAGTTGACGAAAAAAACATTATTTCTTGTAAAAAAAGTATAGACGAAATACACCCTAATTGTCATTTATATAAATATTTGTTTTCTAATTATACAAAATATATTATTGAAAATAAAAAACATCTATTCGAACCATCTTTACAAGATTTAGAAAAAACAAAAAAAATATTACCAAATACAAACAAGGCAATTGTTTGTGTTAATGGAAGAAATTTATCTAAAGTATCGCAGTATAATTATACACTAGAATATCTTATTGAATTTTTGATAAAAAGTGGAATTTATGTTATAAATTGTACATTTGATAAACCTAATTTTAATTATGATAGTGATTCTTATTGGGAACCTCATAACTTCATAGAATCATATAATATAAATTGTTCTTTGTTTTCTTTATGCAATTCTGTCATAACAATAGGAAATGCTGGTGGAGTTTCCACACATTTAATGACTAATTGTAATGTTATAGTTCTTGGACCTGGTGGTTGGATAGATAATTTAGAAATGGGATATCAAAATGAAAGCATATTAACAGCCAGAAAAAAATACTTACCACAGAAAACTATTTTTTTACCAACTTATAGACATGATATAAATGTTAATAATAAAATTATACTTAAAAGTATATTAGAATAGGATTACTATGAAGACTCCTTTTGTGTTTAGTGAATTTTTTAATTGTGGTCCTTTGTTGAGACCTTTTTTAGAGAGTTATTTAAAATATCACGATACTGTTATTCATATAGTAACTACTGATGAAGATCTAAAGTATGCTGGTGATATAGTAAATCACAAAAATGTAAAAATAATTAATATAAGCAACGACAATAATTTTTCTAATGCTTGGAAAAATGGTCATGCTGGCACTGCTTTGTGTTTTGCTAGTGCTATATTAAAATGGTCTAATAGTGACTATATTATACATTTTGATTCCGATGTAATATTCAGAAATGACTGTATAACCGATATTCTTTCGGAGTTAAATAATGGTTATGATATCGTGGGAAGTCCTAGAGCATACAGATACAATTTAAGCGGTGTTAAAGGACTAGAAAACTATCACGATACCGTTTCCACATATGCTTTTGGTATAAACAAAACAAAAATACCAAATTATGAATTTGATTACTTTGTTAGAATGTGCGGTGGGTGGGTAAATCCATTGAAACATAGAACATTAGATTTTTTTGATCCTGTTGTTTTTTCTGCTCTTGCTAACGGTGCAAAAATAAGATTTTTAAGCACTGTCGAATATGGTGGTATGGATAATTTTGGAAATAAAAAAAATGGATATGATACTAATTTAAATTTTGATTTTGGGTCAAAAATTGTTCATTTTGGTGGAGTTGGATCTGGGTGTTCTGTCTATTATAATAAATCAGATCCTCCAAAATCATACGCAGAGTGGGCTTTAGGTAGATGGTCTTTGTACGCAAAATTATTTTTAAATTTAGATACGAATTGTTCATTCCCTACAACCTATTCTAAACAAAACGATCATGACGGAAAAAGATGGTGTAGTGGAAATTATGACGAATGGATATTAACAACCGTTTTGAAAGAATTAAATAAATGAAAATATTCATTGATTGGCCTTATGAAATAAATCCTTTATGTGGTACTTGGGAAAACTCTAGTATAGAAAATTGTGATGCCATTTTGACTGTAGATTGTAGAAAAAAATACAACAAAAAATGTTTAAAACTTTTGTGGTTGTACGAAACAAAATCTACATCACATCAACTATGTCCTCATAAAGCATATGAATCTGATTATGGTGATTATGATTATGTTTTTACATATGACAAAAGTTATAACACTAACAAAAGTAAAGTAATTTACATAGATTGTTGTTTTCCTCCTTGGGTTAAGATCAATAATATGAATATTTTTAATAAAACAAAAAATATAAGCATGATTTGTTCGAACAAGAATATGTGCGAACACCATGCTTATAGATTAAAAACAAAAGACTTTCTTTCCAAGCAAGTAAATATTGATATTTACGGAAAAGGATTTAACGAAATAAAAGAAAAAGAACAGGGATTGTGTGATTATAGATTTTCTGTTGCAATGGAAAATGATATTTGTAATTGTTATTACACTGAAAAAATATTAGATTGCTTTTTAACAGGAACCGTTCCAATATATTATGGTAGTCGTTGTGTTAATGATGTGTTTGATTCTAGGGGAATAATATTCTTGGATGATTATCTTAAAACTTTTAAAAATTTTAATTACGAAGAAGAATATAATTCTAGACTACCGTATATTCAAAATAATTTTGAAATAGCAAAAAATAAAATCAAAAAAACAGTTTCTGATTGTGTGTCACTAATGGTAGAAAAAATTAATAAAAAAGAGAATTGAAATGAAAATTATCGTTACTGGTGGAACGGGTTTGTTGGGTCAATCTTTAAAGCAAATAAACAACAAATATGTTTTTATTTCATCCAAGGATGTTGATTTGACTGATAGAAAAAAATGTTTTAATTATTTTAAATCAGAAACTCCACACAAAATAATACACCTTGCTGGAAAAGTTGGAGGAATAAAAGATAACTCTATCAATCCTTATTCATTTATTTCTATCAACAATCAGATAAATAGTAATGTTATAGATTACTGTGTAGAGAATAACACTCCAATAATATTTGCTTCTAGTTCTTGTGTTTATCCTAAAAAATGTTTAAGTTATCCTATGACAGAAGAAATGGTAAATGATGGATCACCAGAAGAGACAAATGATGGTTATGCTTATGCTAAAAGATTTGCAGGGAACATGTTGAAGTGTGCTAGTAAACAATATAAATCTAAATATAGTTTATTATATTTTTGTAATTTGTATGGAGAATTTGACGATTTTCACAATGAACAAAAAAGTCATTTAGTTACCGCTCTTATTAAAAAATTTCATGTTGCTAAAAAAAATAAACAAGATGTAATAACATTGATGGGGACTGGAAATCCTATGAGACAGTTTCTATACGCAACAGATGCAGCAAAAATATTAGATAATATAATAAATCAAGAAATATACGGTGAATATAATGTTTCTACATATGAAAATTTAAAAATAAAAGAAATAGCAACCGTTGTAGCAGAAGTTGTAGGATTTCAGGGAAAGATACACTACGATGGTAATCTTGATGGTGTGTATAGAAAAGATATTGATTGCGGAAAATTGCTAGAAAAAATAAATGATTTTAAATTTACTTCTCTTAGAGATGGTGTGGAAAAAGTATATTCTTATTACATAAAACATAACGGAGAAAAAAATGTGGAAATTAATGCATGATGATTGCATCAGTTCTCAAGATAGAAAAATAGTAGCGGATTTTGTAATAAATTCTTCAAAATTGACCTATGGACAAAAAGTAAAAGAATTTGAGGAAAAATGGTCTAAATGGTTAGGTACAAAATACTCAGTATTTGTAAATTCTGGTTCTTCTGCTAATCTACTGTTGGTGCAAGCATGTAAAGATCTATACCCAACTAGAAATAAAAATTGGGTAGCACAATCATGTACATGGGCAACTAATGTTTCTCCTATAATACAATTAGGTTGTAATGTTTCTTTAACTGATGTTGATATGTCTAACTTAGGGCCTTGTAAGGACTCTTTAAAAGAAATAATCAGAACAGAACGCCCTAAATTTATGTTCTTGACTCATGTTTTGGGCTTGCCTGGTTTCGATCAAGAGATGCTTGATATCTTGAAAGAAGAAGATATTATCTTATTAGAAGATTCTTGCGAATCTCATGGATCTACATTCCAAGGTAAAAAGATAGGAAATTTTGGTTTAGCGTCAACCTTTTCTTTTTACTATGGTCATCATATAACCACAATAGAAGGTGGAATGATATGCACAGACGATGAGGAATTATATCACCACTTGCTTCTTCTTCGTTCTCATGGATTATTACGAGAACTTCCTAAAAACATTCAAAATGCCAGAAAAATAGAAGGTATAGATGAAAGATTTACTTTTTTATGTAATGGGTTTAATGTTAGAAATACCGATGTTCATGCTGTTCTAGGAATACAGCAAATGAATAGGTTGGACAAATGTATTAAAATAAGAAATGATAATTTTAAATATTTTGTTAAAAACATAGACAAAACAAAGTATCATTCTGATTTTGTCGTAGATGGTGTCAGTAATTTTGCATTTCCAATAATAACAAAAAAAGATAATTTGAACAAAATATCACAATGCCTTAGTGATGAAAAAATAGAAAATAGACCTTTAATTGCTGGAAATTTGTTTAGACACCCAATGATGTTTGGTGTAAATACTGCAAGAAGAGACACAAAAGCGGATTGGTTGCATACTCACGGAATGTATGTGGGTAACAATGAATTTGTTTCTCAACAAGATGTAGAAAAATTAGTAAATATGTTGAATAATTTATGAACAACGAAGAAAATACACTACAAAACATAAACGAAGAAATTATTCCAGAAAATACCATTAAGGAAGAACCACCAGAATGGATTGAAAAAGGATATATTTCTGAAGAATACATGAATTGGTTTGAAAACGAATGTGATTACCATCTTCTTAGATTTTTTGATCTTAATAAAGAAAGTTTAATTGTAGATATTGGATGTTATAACGGTACTTGGTTGAAAGACATGTACTGCAAGTATAATTGTAATTGTATAGGTGTAGAACCTATTACAAAATATTATAATCAAGCAAATAGAATACTTACCAGTGATAAAATTAAAATTTATAATTTTGCTTTATTGACTACAAAAAATAAACAAATAAGCATGTCAGATAAAAAAGACGCATCTTTTATTTCTGTAGAAGATGAGGGTATTCCAGTTCTAGGTGAATATGCTAAAACATTTTTTCAAAATATAGAATCAAAAATAGATGTTCTTCAAATAAACATAGAAGGATATGAGTATGAATTGTTGCCTTTTATGTTATATCATAATTTGTTAAATAATGTAAATCACATTCAAATACAATTTCACAGAGTAGATCATTTTAGTGAAATAAAAATGAATGAAATAATAAAAAATATAGAATATTTGGGGTTTAAGACTAAATTTAACCACCCCTTTATCTGGTATGGAGCAGTGAAACAATGAAATTTTTAGTAACAGGTGGAAATGGATTCATAGGTTCCAATGCAGTAAAAGCACTGCTTGATATAGGACATCAGGTAGAGGTAATTGATAACCTTTCTTCAGATGCACACGATGAATTCGTGTATCATGATAAAGCAAAATACCATAAAATATTCATAGAAGATTATGTTATGTGTAGTCAGGTGTTTGAAAGATTTAGACCTGATTATGTCCTGCATTTCGCGGCACTTGCTAGAATACAGAACTGCATAGAAGATCCTATTCTTGCATACGAAACCAATTTGATCGGTACGCTGAACATGCTGGAACTCTCTAGGAAGCACAAGGTAAAGCGTTTTGTCTTCTCTTCCACATCAGCGATTTACGGTTTAAAGAACGGAGACGAACCACAGCACGAAGAGATGCAACCAGACTGTCTGAATGCATATTCTCTGTCCAAACTCGCAGGAGAGCAGGCCTGCAAGATGTATTCCGATCTGTATTCGCTGTCAACTGCTTGTTTGCGCTACTTCAATGTGTACGGAAAGAACCAACCGAAGAGAGGTTCATATGCGCCAGTGATTGGTATATTCTCTAGACAGAAGAAGAACGGTGAGCCAATGACGATTGTGGGTGATGGGTTACAGACTAGAGATTATGTTCATGTTTCCGATGTGGTTATTGCAAATATAACAGCAGCCACATCCAACCACGATCTCAGAGGTGATGTATTCAATGTGGGTAGTGGTAAGAATTATTCAGTATTAGAACTTGCAAAGATGATGGGTGGAGAGTATACTCATGTACCAGCAAGAGTCGGTGAAGCAAGACAAACACTTGCTAACATCAACAAAATAAAAGAATACTTCGGTTGGGAGCCACGAAAGTCCCTGATGGAGTACATGGAGAAAAAACAATATGATACTTGAAAACGGGGACTTAAATATACAAAATGAAATTGAGAAATTAGTTTCTAAAAAGAAATACACCTATATTGATGCTATTCTCAAACTTTGTGAGGATTATTCCCTAGAACCATCCTACATCGCCAAACATCTGTCCAAGCCAATCATTGAAAAACTTAGGGAAGAAGGAGAATCTATCAATCTTCTTCCCAAATCTGCTCGTCTACCCTTCTAAATAGGAGTGTATGATAGATGGACTAAACGGCCCATTTGAAATACTTCAAGATCCTGATGGATTTTCCATCACCACACTTGACCCAGACGGTTATACATCGTATACTAATCACACACAGCGTACACATCGTACAAGGAGAATATATGTCGTTCAAAGATCTGAAAAACAAGTCAACCAATATTTCCAAACTCACTCAAGAACTTGAGAAGATGAACAAGGGTGGCGCCGAGTCCTACAAGGATGATCGTTTCTGGCGTCCCGAACTCGACAAAGCATCAAACGGATTTGCAGTCATTCGTTTCCTTCCGCCAGTTGAAGGAGAGGAAGTACCGTGGGTACGCACTTTCAATCACGGTTTCAAGGGACCAGGTGGCTGGTTCATCGAGAATTGTCCAACCACAATCGGTAAGAAGTGTCCGATTTGTGAAGCCAACAGCGAACTCTGGAACAGTGGCAGCGACAGTAACAAGAAGATTGCCAGTGATCGCAAGCGCAAGTTAACTTACATCTCAAACATTCTTGTCGTTCAAGATCCAAAGAATCCACAGAATGAGGGTAAGGTTTTCCTCTTCAAGTTTGGAAAGAAGATCTTCGATAAGATCATGGAGAAGTTGCAGCCAGAGAGCAACGAATACGATCCAGTAGAACCACTGAATGTGTTTGATTTCTGGAACGGTGCAAACTTCAAGTTGCGTGTTCGTAGTGTCGCTGGCTATGTCAACTACGATAAGTCGGAGTTCGATAGTCCATCTCCTCTTCTCAACGGAGATGACGCCAAGTTGGAGACACTCTGGAAGAATCAACACTCCCTCAAGGCGTTTACAGAACCATCTGAGTTCAAGTCATATGAAGAACTCAAGTCGAAGTTTGATTCTGTTAACAAGGGTTCTGCTTCCTCTCCCAAGAGCGCAGAGGATGTTGAGATCAATGACGAAGATGATGCTCCAAAGCCAGTAGCAAAGTCTAAGCCAGCAGCAAAGATTCCTGAGAAGAAGCCAGCGTATGACGAAGGTGCAGAAGAAGAAGACGCACTGAGTTACTTTGAGAAACTTGCAAACGAAGAGTGATTTCTACATAATGTGCAAGAAGAACAAGAGAGGGTTTCCCCTCTCTTGTTTTTTTATACCTTTGCTCCCTTTTGATACAGAGCAATCATATTCGCAAACACTTCCTCAAATCCCATTACAGTAGGTCCTGAATTGAATTCCGGTCTTACACCACCCCCACCTCCACCACCTGCAATAGTGGTGTTGTTTGATCTTCTGTTGTCTGCTATCACTATGGGTGGCATAGAAGATGGTGTGGAACTTGCTTGATAAAGATCTGCGCTTAGATTGTTGGATGCCCATTCTACCAGAGGCTGAAGTAATCCTTGTCCTATGAGAGATGCAGAATCTCTTGCATATCTTCCCTGTAGAGGGAGAACTGCTTCCATTCCTGCTTCTCCGATGGTTGCTCTTGTTTCCGAGGTAGCGATACCACCAGTTGCCATT